GCGTCATATACAGCATGTGGCGGAAATACCAAATGTCGTGTATAATCACCTGCTAGAGACACTAGGCCCGCCTGCCCAAAATCCAAAGGGCTGGAAGGCTTGGCTTAATAATAGCGAGAACCGAGACTTCAGGACAGGCGGCGGTAACATCTAATGGCAATTGCGACCTACACAGATTTGCAGACATCCATAGCCAACTTCTTGGCGCGGTCTGACCTGACCGCGCAAATCCCTGACTTCATTGCGCTGGCTGAAGCCCGCATGAGCCGAGAGCTGGAGACTCGTGGCCAAGAGAAAAGGTCAGCCGCGACTTTGACCGCTGGAGATGAGTACATATTTTTGCCTCAAGACATGCGCGAAATCAGAGAGGTAAAGTTAAACACATCTCCGCTGACTGTTTTAAAATATTACAGCCCTGTTGCTTTAGATGAGCAGTATGCCTCAGCCGGTAACGGTAAGCCTCAGGGTTACAGTATTGTGGGCAGGGAAATGAAACTGAGGCCGGTTCCTGATTCAAGTTACTCAGCGGAAATAATTTATATCGGGGATGTGACGCCCTTGTCAGCTTCCGTTTCAACAAATAATATACTGACGCGCTCACCCGACGCCTATCTTTATGGGGCGCTTGCCGAAGCCTACGCCTACCTTTTGGACGAGACTAGGGCAGCTCAGTATATGGCTCGCTTTGACAAGGCTCTGGAGGAAATAAAAATAGACACCCAGAGGGCAAACTATGGCTCTGGGAGCCTTCAGATCAGTAGTATCTATCAACGCCAATCGCAAGCTGCGGGGACTTAAATTATGAGTGCAATGTCTGACTACTTAGAGAACGAAATTCTCGACCATATCCTTGGAACCGGCGCATATACAATGCCAAGCAACATTTACGTTGGCCTGTCTACCGGATCATTTAACGACGACAATAGCGGCACAGAGCTTACCGGCAATGGTTACGCTCGCGTGGCGGCCACGTTTGGCGCAGCGGCGTCAGGAACAGCATCAAATTCTGGGGCAATTGAGTTTTCAGCGGCAACAGGCTCTTGGGGTACAGTAAGCCATTTCGGTATTTTTGATGCGAGTTCTGCTGGCAATCTTTTGATACACGGTGCTTTTTCAGCATCAAAATCAATTACCACTGGTGACATCCTTCGTATTTCTATTGGTGACTTAGACATTACGGCTGCTTAAAGATGCCAAGCATAGGCGTTTCCAGCAGGCTAGTATCGGTTCCAGCACAGAATAGTGCTGTTTGGACGCAGCGCACTGCTGACATAACCAATTATATTGGCCTCAAGGCGCGTCTGTTAGTTCTTTATCAGTCAGGCACTAGCTTTACCGGCGATGTCCAGCTTGATGACTTTAACATTGGCGGAAACTCATTTGACCCTGAGACTGGGGCAAATGGGTTTCAAGTGCCAACGGTTATTGATAATTCTAAAATAGCATCTGGAAATCTTGACAATATCCAGAGCGATTATGATGCTATTACTTGGACAGGAATAGGCTCTAGCACTTCGGCTTATGGTTTTTTCGTTAGAGACCCATCAGGAACTCCTAGCGGTTCGACAGGTCTTACCAGCGGAAACACCGGCTCATATTACTTTTATGCTGAGACAAGTAGCAGCGGCTCAAATAACGACATTTGGCTTTTGTCTCCAGAAGTCACAATTAAGAACGATGAATTAAGTTTTTACACGGCTCAATATGGCGCGACATGCGGCCCTATATACGCCTATCTTGTAGTTACTAGCGCTGAGGTTGAGTATTCCGCAACAAGCCTAGACCATATGGATAGGTGGGGCGCTCTTGATACTTGGAACTATGGCACACTAGACAGCATTACGCAGTTTGACGTTTGGCAGGGCGAAGTAGCCGTAAATGTTGCTGTAACCTCTACGGCAAATCTAGGTGTCATTGTAATTTCAGAGACTGCGTCAGCCTCTACCGCTATAACCGCAGCAAGTTTACTAAGCTCTGTGGTAGATGTTTCTGGAAACGCATCTATTGCTGCTACGTCTAATCAGCCGCTAATTACAAGAATATCACCAGTATCTGGCACCGCGCCTGCGTCACTATCAGCGTCTTCGGCAAGTGGTGTTATCAGGTCTGTGTCTGCCTCTGTTACTGGCGCGGCATCCGTTGCATCTGTTTGCAGAGTAACAGCAGGGTTTGGCGGCACAGTATTATTATCTGCGTCAGCCACATCAGCCTGCGAAAGAATATCGACAGTTTCAGCAACCGCGCCAACAATTGTGTCTGCTACTGCGAATGCAAGCTCTGTTTTAACAGAAAGCGCAGAAGCAAACATAGAAATATCTGGCACATCTTATCCATCTGTTACGTTTGCTGTTTCTTGCTCTGGATTGATTTCTTCTACGCCTACGTCCATAATCAGGGTTGTTGGAGAGGATTGGTCTTTGGTTCCTGTTGGTTCAGAAATTTGGTCTGACGTTGCAGTCGGCAATGAAGTATGGACACAACAACAAATTTCATCTAACGGAAGTTGGGCAGCACAATGATACAATTTGGAGAATGGTTGCCAGACCAGCCAGCGTTCATGAACGCGGGCGTTGTTACTGCCGAGAATGTTATCCCTGCAATAAACGGATACAGACCCATAAACGAGTTCGTTTCTTACGGCAATGCGGCGGCGGAAACCTTAAAAGGGATTTACGCGGCTAAAGACAACGATGGAAACGTCAAGCTGTTTGCTGGTGGGGCTAGTAAACTGTATGAGTTTAACGCATCGACAAACAACCTTGATGATGTCAGTAAAGCCGGATCGCCTGCATACGACCTGCTTGAAAATGAGAAGTGGCGGTTTGTCCAGTTTGGTGAGTACGTTATTGCCGCAGGGGGTGCGGGCGAGGAGTTGCAAAAGTGGCAGCTCGGAACCGACACTGCGTTTTCTGATTTGTCTGCCAGCGCACCAAAAGCTGACTTTTTGGCCGTGGTTAGAGACTTTATCTTTACGGCAAATATTGACGAAGGTTCAGGACGCGTGCCGTACAAAACGCGCTGGTCTGCATTTAATGACATAACAAGCTGGGCTTCCGGCGTTGACCAGAGCGATTTCCAAGAGTTGCCGGATAGCGGCGCAATCACCGGCTTGGTCGGGGGCGAGTACGCGACAATCCTTTGCGAAAAAGCTATCTTCCGAGCCACATACACAGGGCCACCTCTTATCTTTCAGTTCGACAAAGTGGAAAGCCAGCGCGGGTGTAGCATAGCTGGCTCAGTGTGTAACTACGGATCAAACGTGTTCTATTATTCAGACAACGGATTCCACTTGTTTGATGGGCAGAAAAGTATGCCTATTGGAAACGAGAAAGTAGACAAGTTTTTTGCCAAAGACTTTAACCCAGCCTACAAGGGGAAAATGACTTCAGCGGTTGACCCGCTTAACCAGATAGCGATTTGGTCTTATGCCAGCACCGCCAGCACAACAGGACGGCCTGATCGTCTTTTGATCTATAACTATTCTTTGGGGCGCTGGTCTATTGCCAACATTGACACCGACTTAATTGCGCCGTTTTTCAGCTCTGGATACACATTAGACCAGCTAGATAATTTATCGGCAACACTTGACGGATTGACAACTGTATTGGACAGCCAGTTATTCCGTGGTGGTGAGTTTTTCTTTGGGGGTGTCGTTGGCGGTCAAATATTTACGTTTACAGGCGACCCATTGCCAGCAACAATCGTGACAGGTGAGGCTGCCGTAAGTATGGGGCAGCACAGTATTGTCACAAGGATTTACCCTTACCACGAGGGCGGCGCAGTTAACTTGTCTGTGGGGCTTAGAGGCACCCCGACAGACACGGTCTCTTTCCAATCAGGCGGTGCCACAAACGCCTCAGGTTTTGTGCCGTTCAGGGCTGCTGACAGATACCACAGGGTAAAAATGGAACTTACTGGAAACTGGTCTTTTGCCCACGGAATTGACGCTGAGGTCAGGCAGGTTGGCAGGCGATGACAACTACAGAACGCGCCACCAACTTTCGCATATTAAATCCGGTCACGGCTACGACGCGTGAAATTGCGGAAGTCTTGAACCGCACAATCAATGGCGGTTTAAACAGTATTGGATATGTAACTTTGCCTGCTAACTCAACGCAGGTAACAACTAGCGAGCCTAGATACTCCACGTCTAGCCTAGTGTTTTTTGCGGCGGTAGATCACAGCCCCTACCACCACAATCCTTGGATTGATAGCGCTAGCACAGACGGAACTATGGTCATTAACTTTGACAATCAGGGTCATGATGCACGATTTGCCTACCTTATTATCGGCTGAAGACAAGCTGAAGGAAAAGTTTGAGAAACACCGCAAGTACATTGCGGATGCCCTCGAATACTCCGGCGGCACGCACTCAATAGACGATGTTTACCTTGCCTGCGCGGTTGGTGAAGCACAGTTACATCCGCTGGAAAAGTCGTGTATTATAACCGAAGTTGTTGACTACCCCAGCCTAACCGTGTGCCGCATTTGGCTGGCAGGCGGAGACTTGGACGAGCTGGTCGAGGCTGAGAAGTCTATTGCAGTTTGGGCTAAGGCTCAGGGCTGCGACGCAATGGAAATCAATGGCCGCAAGGGCTGGCAGAGACAACTAAAAGATTACACCGCCACGTCGGTGGTTTTGACAAAGGATTTGAGAGATGAGTAAAGGCGGCGGTGGAGACACCAGACAGATCACGCAGACGACTTCGGCACCAGCTTACGCCCAGCCGTTCATAGAGTACGGCTTGTCTGAGGCTAAAAACCTATATCAAAACCAGCCAACTTATTATCCCGGTTCCACGACCATTGGTTTTTCTCCTGAATCCGAGATGGCTCTGGCTGGCACCCGCCAAATGGCTTTGGACGGATCGCCGCTAATTCCGGCTGTCCAAGACGTTGTGATGCAAAACCTGATGGGTACAAACCCGCTGATGTCTGCGACTTTTCAGCCAGCAGTACAACAGGTTCAGGCTCAGGCGGCTAAGGCAGGTCGATATGGCTCAGGTTACCAGCAAGGTGCCTTGGGCGCTGCGCTCGCTCCTATGGCTTATCAGGCGCAACAGGACGCCATTGCTATGGCCCCGGCGGTGCGTGAATTTGGCTATGCTGACCTTAATACGCTTGCTGGCGTCGGTGGTGCGCGTGAGGCTCAGTCTATGGCCGAACTGGCGGCTGACATTGACCGCTATAACTTTGAGCAGCAGCAGCCTCAAATTGCGTTGGCAAATTATATGGCCAGCGTTCAGGGCGGAACGGTCGGCGGTCAAAGCACCCAGCCGGTATACCGCAATACCGCAGGCAACGTACTCAGTGGCGCATTAGGTGGTGCAGAGCTTGCCGGTATGGCGGGGTTTGACCCAATGACAGGCGCGTTGCTCGGTGGTTTTGGCGGCGGATTAGGTTAGGGGTTAAATTATGAGTGCAGGAACAGAAGCATTTTTGCGGGCGCTAGAAAGACAGAAGCAGGCGGCTGGGTCGCCTATGGCTAATATATATAGGCGGCATCAAGTCCAAGGCGCTCGCGGGCCTGTGCCAGCGCCAATGTCGCTGCCTCGACCTACTCCGCCTCCGACGCTGGCAAACCAACAGCTATCGCCGCTGATGCAGGAAGTTTTGCGCCGCGCTCAGGCGTCTCGCATGACGCCAAAAGCTGGTCAGGTTAGCTTGCCGACCCCTGCAACCGCTGCGGCTGGCCTGCCTGCGCCTGAGATGACATTCGGCCAAAAGCTAATGCAGCCACGCACGCAGGGCATGTTAGGCGCTGCCGCCGCTGGCTTTGAGGCTTCGGGCTACCAAGACCGTCCGGTATCACTCGGTCAGGTTTTGGGGCGTATGGGTACTGCTGGAACGAAGGCTTACACTGCCGCTGAGGATCGCATTGCGGCTCAGAAGGCGGGGGAATTAAAGGAGCTTTTGACGCGAGCTAAAATTGGCACTGAGCGTGCCAAAGGTGGGCAAGCCTTTAGCGGCACCAGCTTAACAGCACAGGACAGCAACAACGTCTTGACGTTAGGCCAAAAGGTTGCTGACGGCACAGCCACAAAAACTGAAGAAGCGACATACAACATGTCTTGGCAAAGGCTTTCACAGCCAAAGCCAGAGACCAGAACTGCCCCAGACGGCACCGTGACAACGGTGACCGTTCCGGGTATGGATTTGTCAGGGTTTCCTGTCCCGAAAGGGCTTAAAGCGGGAGAGAAGGTAATTGGGGAAAAAGCGCCTACGTTTAATAACGACGAAAAACTGGCAGGAGCCTTCACCAACAGAATGCTCGAAGCCACCGCAACCTTTGAAAATGTTACCGCCGGAGGCTATGACCCAGCTAACATGAGAGACTTCGCCGCAAGCAACTTACCTCTTGCGCTCAGGGCTTCGGCGCTGTCAGATGACGGCCAACAATACCTAGCCGCGAAGCTAAACTTTATTACGGCTGTGCTTCGCAAGGAATCAGGCGCAGCCATATCTGAAACGGAATTTAAAAACGAAGACTTAAAATACTTTCCGCAGCCGGGTGAAAGCGCAGCCACAATAGAGCAAAAAAGAATTGCAAGGAAAACAGCGATTGAAAGCATGAAGGCTCAGTCCGGCGGGGCTTTTGATTACATGCAAAAAAAGATGAAGCCGTCTGAAATCGACCAACTGCCAAAAGGCTCGGTGTTTATGGAAAGAACTGGCGGCGTGTCTTATTACAAAACTCCTGATGGAAAAGTATTGGCGGTGGATTGATATGGGTATTCGTGAAGCAACGCAAGATGAGATAGCGGCATTATCTTCCAACGTCGCAAAAACCAAAACGCCATCAGTCGGCGGGTTTGACCCGATAGAGTTCGCCACTGGCCTTGCTCGGTCAATCGGTCAGGGCATTACGTTTGGAACGGCTGACGAGGCTGAGGGATTTATTAGAAGCATATTAGGCGACCAAACATACAAGCAGGCGCGGGATCAAGTTCGCAAAGAGCTTGACCAGTTTCGCACAGAATATCCAAAAACAGCTTACGGCTCAGAGATTGCATCTTCTATAGCTATGCCAATGGGTGTGGCTGGTCTTGTTGGCAGAGGTGTCGCAAAAGGCGCAACCAAACTAAACGAGCCACTCGCTAATCTTATTGGGCAGACTGTGACAAAGGGAGCGCAAAAAGCGCCAAAAGCTCTAACAAGCAAGCCAGCTCAGGCGGCGGGTGCGAGCGCCCTATATGGCGCGGGGGCGGCAGAAGAAATGAGCGATGTGCCAGCATCAATGGCAATAGCCGGTGGGCTTGGTGCGGGTCTACAAAAAGCGGCACCCGCTGTTACCGCTGGTGCGGCAGAGCTTATAAAGAAGGGCGTTCCGTTGACAGTCGGGCAAAAGTTTGGCGGTATAACTGGCGGCGTTGAGGAGCGTCTGGCTGGGCTTCCGGTTCTTGACTTCCTGATCGGCGGCGCTCGGCGTCGAGCCGTTACTGGATTTGAAAGAGCCGCATACGATGAGGCTTTAGCCCCACTCGGAGAAAAACTGCCGAAGGGTGTAAAGGGTCGTGACGCTTATATCCAAGCTCAAAACATAATTAGCAAGGCATACGACGACGTTTTGAGCGACATCAACATACCGTCGCCAAGCCAGATCATTGCCCAGATACCTGACGTTGCCGCCACTTTGCCTAAGCAAGAAGCTGGCGTGTATTCCAGAATAATAATGAAAGAGCTTGGCGACAGAACAAAGGATGGCAGGCTCACCGGCTCTGCCTTCAAAGAAGCGCAGAGCGCGTTGCGCCAAAGGGCATATAAATTTATGACTTCACAAGACGCCTATCAGCGTGAGCTGGGCGAGGCGTTGAGCGATGCGGCTGAGGAACTGACGACGACGCTTGGCAAGTTCAATCCTGACAAAGCTGGAAAACTAGCCAATATTGACACGGCATATTCTAGGTTCAAGCCTATGCAAATGGCCGCCGCTTCAAAGGGTATGGCCGGTGAAGTCACCCCTGCAAAATTGCTAGAAAAAGTTTACGCGCAGTCACGACGCTCGCCTTCCGTGCTTGCCAAGGGCGGGGGGCGTATGCAGCAGCTCGCAGAAACCGGCGCAGACGTTATCGGCACAAAGGTTCCTGACAGCGGTACTGCTGGCCGCTTGGCGCTTACAATGGGTACGCTTGGCAGCGGTGCATTTCTCGACCCTGTCACAACAGGATTAGTGGCAGGTGGAACAGGGGCGGTTTATTCGCCGTTAGGTCAGGCTATCTTGGCTGGCACAAGAAAAGGTGGGCGCGACATACCGGGCATAATGCAGGGCGCTGGAGCAGCTATGCGCTCACCAGCAGCAGGCGGCCTACTGTCTCAGCAGGTGCCTTCACCCATCAG